GTGCCCAGCGTGCCGACGGTAACGCTGGCTGCCCACCGATCGAGATACCCCATGCCCGTGGAGTCGACCTCGACATACGTGCTCATGTCGGTGGGTTCGAACAGGTCCCGGGTGTAACGGTCGATGACGATCTTGGCGTCACGCAGGGCTTGGGTGATCTCGGTGTCGGTGCCCACGGCACCCGCAGCCTTCGCTTGGTCGATGCTCGCGTAACCGATCACCGGACTGGTCATCCTCGGTCCCCGCCTCTGGGTCGTCCCCCGGACTGTTTACACGCCCGGGGTCCTGTTCGGCCAGCTCGTCCGGGCCGATGTACCGGCGCGGTCGCAGCGGGATGACCTGGGCTGCGACCTCGACTCCGCAGCACGGGCACCGCTGGATATAGCGCGTCGTCGCGGCACGTGACTCGCGTCCACCACGCCGGTACACCGAAGCTCGGTACGGCACTGATCAACTCCCGGTCAGGCGATCGTCTTGCAGAACGCCGGGGGCACATACACCGCCAACTGCGCCCGCAGCTCGGCCAAGATCACCAGGATGTTCGAGGTGAAGTTGGACGCGTGAGAGTCGGACATCAGGATCCGCACGCCTTGCTTGCGCCACAGGGTGGCCGCTTCGGCGAACGCGCCGACCAGTGCGGTGCCCGCGGCGATGGCCACGGTGGGCACGACCGGCAGCCCCCACACGCGCGGGGTGGCCAGGCTGGCCGGGTCCCGGGTGAAATTGAACTGCCCGTCGGTGCCCACGCCCAACTCGATGGTTTCCCAGTCGGTGGGGTGCAGTACCGCGCCGTCCGGGGTGAACCCGGCAATCTGCACCTTGGTGATCATCTTGCGCAGGGCTACCAGCATGGTGACCGCGGTGGCCAGGCTCATCGTTTGCACGCCCACCGTGCCCAGGATCCCCATGATGTTGGGAGCCACCCCGTCACCGTTGAGGCACTGGCCGTTCAGCCGCTTGTTTACCGCGTAGGACAGTCGGCCTTGGATGTAGCCGGTGAGCTGTGCGTTGTCCTCGGCCGCCTGCCGGGTGATCGGCACCCACACGGCGATCGTTGCCAGCGCCTTGGACTGCACGGTGAAGGTGAACGTGCCTTCCGGCTTGGGCTGCCCTTCCGCCACTTCGATCGCAGTGTTGCTGATCGCCGGACTCGCCGTCTCGACCACCCATTCGATCACACCGGCGGTGGCCGTTTGGTTGTCGAGCAGATCGACCACCGACAGCGGGATCGTCGGCGGGTAGAGCACGCCGGGCAGCCGTTGCGGCTGATTCGGGTACGTGGTGGTGGTGACCGTGGCCCGCAGGTCGGTCGCTTCGGGCAGGTGCAAGATCTCGGCGGTGCCGCGCATCCCACCGGCGCGCCAGGTTTCCGCGCCTTGGGCGACCATCGAGCGCCAGTTGTTCGGGATCCGGGACCCGTCGCCCGGCTGGTCGGTGCCGCGCTCGCCGCCCTCATCGTCGTCGGGCCGCTGGCCGGGCCGGGCCGCGCCGCTCTCGGGGCGCCAGCGCTCGGTGACTTCCAGGTCGGCCAGCCGCCGCCGCCGTTCGTTGGTGGCCGTGGTGATGGCGTTGCGGCGCTCGATCTCGGTGGTGATCGCATCGGCGCGGGTGGCGTCGTCCTCGGTTGCGCCGTCCACGTCGAGCGCGGCCATCGCCTCATCCCGGGCCGCGCGTAGCTCGGGGTCGGTGAACTGGGTGTAGTCGACCGGCGGTGCCGCGGTCCGGTCGCGGGTGTGCTCGGCACCGAACGCGCGGGCACGAGCCCGCCTGATCTGGGCTTCCGTGAACCGCGTAGCGGTGGGGAGCATGATCTCTTCCTTTACTCGATGTGGATCTATCATCGGCTAGCGGGTGATCAACGGCGTGGACCGCAAGCGAGCACGGGCCACGACCAGGGAGCGGCGGGTCACAGATAGTCCGGATGCGCCATCCGGGTGGTCATGGTGCGCAGCGGTATCAACATCGGTACTGCGCGCCTCTTCGAACTTGGCGCCGGGTACCGCGGCCATCCGCGCGGTGATCTGGCTGCCCTCGACCAGCCGCGCGGCGATGATCCGTTCCGGGTCTTCCTCATCGAAGATCACCGATCGGAATCCGACGGACAGGCCCGGCGCGGACGTGCGCGCCTTGGTCCGCGCGTCGCGCCCGTCGCGGGTGTTGTCCCAGCGCCCCTCGATCCACAGGCCCTCACTCCGGTCGTTGGCGGTGAACGCGCCGACCGGCATCCACGGATCGTGCATGAAACACAGTGCGTAGGGTTCGCCGTCCAGCCCGCCCGCGGCCCAACAGCCGGGCGCGAACGTGGTGCCGTAGGCGTCGCGAACATCGGTGCGGCACAGCCAGCCGCGGAAGTGCGGTTCGTCCTCGCCCACGTCTTCGCGCAGGTCCAGATCCGACAGCGCTACCGCGCGATAGGTCTCGGCCCGCTGCTCGACCGGGATCTCGGGATGATCTTGCCGGGTCTGGCTAGATCTTGTGGCCATCGGGATCCCTGCCGTTCCACTCATAGATCCGTCCCTGGCGGGTGCGCTTGTCCAGGGTGCCGGGCCGGAAGTCCTCGACGTCTTCGAACTCGCCGGTCATCAGGTAGCGCCACACGCCGAACGCGCCGAGATTGACGTCGATGTGCTGCGGATAGGAGCCGATGTACTCGCCGGTGCGCCCGTCGCACGGGCCGCCGCGCATCCGGATCGCCACCCCTTCGATGACCCCTTCGGGCGGGGTGGGGATGGTGGAAGCCGGTACGTGCAACACGTGCCGCCGCGCGGCCGTCGGATCGAGCACTACTGATCGCCTCCTAGGGGCAGCGGTAGCGGTTGTGGTCGGGGCGGCAGCGCCCGGCCGTTCCCGTTGGAGTTCTGGCCGATGCCGCCGATCTGGCCCTGTAGCTTGGCCCGCTCCCGGTAGACCGACAGCGTCACCGCGCCCGCGCCGTTCGGTAGCGGTTCCTGCCCGACCTCTTCGCGCGCCTCATCCAAGGTGAGCACGTCGGTTTCCACGAGTTCGCGCAGCCGCGCCACCCGGGCATCGTTGGACTCCTGTAGCGCCTCGACGTCTTCGGTGTTGAAACGGGCTGTGTAGCGCGGGTCGGGTTGCGTGGTGAGATCGATCTCGGAGGAGACAATCTGTAGCTTCGGGACGATGGTGTCTGACCACAGGGTGGTGCGCGCGGCGTCCCGGTTTTCGTAGGTGGTGCCGCCCATGAGGTAGTCGCGCGGCACCCCGAACGCCAGCATGATCTCTTCCGCGGACCGGATGCGGGTGTCCAGGTAGGACACCTCGGCCGCGGTCAGGGTGATCCGTTCGTAGCGTGCCGGGATCGGACCGGACAGCACCAGGTGGCGCCCGGCGTCCTCGGGTCGTTCGTGCCGGGCCGCCAGTTGCGCACGGATGCCCTTGTGGGTTTCCTCGTCAACGTCGCCGAGATAGACCACCCCGCCGGGCGCGCCGCCCCGCGCGAGTGAGCTGGTCTGATACCGGCGCGCGTAGTCGTCCAGTTCGAGGGCAAACGTGGCCGCGCGCAGCGGGGACAGGCAACTCCATATGTCATCCGGATCCGGGTAGCGAAGCCACAGCATCTCATCCGGTAGCAGCGCCCCGGATCGCCCGGTCGTGGAGTTGATCCGGTAGCCGATCAGCACCGACAGCCCGTCTTCACGGGTGTTGTCGATGATCGGTTCGACACCCCAGGACGAGTCGAGCACGTGCAGCCCGGCGACCTCGCCTGACCCGGTCTCGCCGCGGTCCATCATCACGTACGCCTGGCCCTTGGTTTCCAGGCGCAGCCAGGAGATCTCGCGCAGCATGCGAGCCGACATGTAATCGTTGGGGGCGTGGTTCCACAGGTCACAGACTCGATCGCCGATAGCCTCGCCCGATTGCTCGTCGATCATCTCCAGCGGGACGCTGGCCGCGTTGGTGGCGTTGGCCATGATGCACCGGTAGGCCACCGCGGAGTTGCGCCAGTTCGCCCCGCCGTATTGGGAGTACCACTGGTAGAGCCCGTCGATGCCCATCGTGACGTGCAGCCCGTCGGGCCCGACGTGGCTCGGGACGCCGACGGAGAATCCGTCACCGGGGGGGATGTTGCGGGCGGCTGAGATGGTGTCGGCAAGGTCGGCAACGACGCCGCCGAGCCAGGCTCGCCAGGTAGCCGCCACAGCTCGGGGATCTTACGCGCACCGTTTACACGGGCGATAGGCCCCGTTCAGCCCTGGCCAGTGCTCGCCTCATGCCACGTCGGCCCTGCCCCGGCGTCGCAGGAACAGGTGTGTAGCCACCCAGACCATCGCGTCCAGGCGGTCCGGGGAATCGTCACTCGGCGTCCACGTGGCCAGTTGATCTTCCAGTTCGGTGAACATCCCGGCCAGCCACCACAGCCCGCGCTCACTCAAGGTGGCGATCGGCTCGGCCCGGGTGCGCTTGCCCTTGGACGCCGACACCGGCCGGATCATGATCCCCCGGGGCAGCGGTTCCCCGTTGCGCTTCATGTCCTCCATGACCATGCGCAAGGTAGAGCTGACCATGTCCCAGCCGTTGTTTTCCTCGGCCACGATGTAGCCGCAACCCCACTTGATCGCCGCCCCGATGGCGATGCGCGCCCACTGCGCGGGGGAGTAGTGCCCGGACAGGTCGTCGAGCACGAACCCTTCATCGTCCAGCCGCCCGCCGACGATGATCCCGGTTTCCGCGCTCGCCTTCTTCCCACTCTTCTTCCGCCCGGCCGGGTCGATGGCTACCGCGGTCTCCATCTCGATCACGTACGGGGCGACCAGATCCGGCGTAGCCCGCTGCCGCTCGATGAGCCGCCGGGTCCACAGTGCACCCTCGGACTCGTCCAGGTAGCGGCCCATCAATTCCTGGTCGGCCAGTGCGGTGCCCTCATACTTGCGCAGCACGTTGTCAAGGAACACCGGCGCCAGGTTGGCCAGGTTCTCATACGTGTTACCGGTGGTAACCACCGTCTTGGGGTCGGTCAGGATCTTGCGTAGCTCGGGGTGCGGCTGCGGGGTGGTGGTGATCACGCACCGGGGATGGTTGCCCAGCCGCATGCCCAACCGGTAGTTACTGATCACCTGATCGAGCGCGTAGAACGTGGCCAGCTCATCGACCCACCCGGTGTGGTGCTGCGGTCCACGCAGTTGGTCGGGTTCCTCCGACGAGTAGCAGAACGCGCGCCCGCCGTTGTCGAACTCCACGAGCCGCTTGGAAGGCATGTAGTGGGGTCGCTCACTGCGCCGGTAGCAGCGCAGCAGCCCGGACTCACCCTCGATCATGACGTCTCGCACGTCCGGCACGGTGCGCCCGACCAGCGCGATGCGATGCCCCGCGCCGATATGGTCATTGCGCCACTTGACAAACTCGGCCCCGGTGCGCGTCTTGCCCCACCCGCGACCGGCCATGATCATC